GCCCATGCGACACCGGAGAAGGGCGGCGATGGAAAGTGGTCCTGCGCCAAGGGGCGGGACTTTGGCGCGCCGTGCGAAGAGCATATCTTCAACCCCTACACCATGCCGTGGGAAGTCCACGACGCCACACCGGACTGGGTGGAATACGTCAACGACGATGGCGAGGTGGTCCGCAACGAAGGAAACAGTCAGGAACTTTTTGAAGGGTGGGTGCCGTGGTGAAGCTGCGCGTATTGGACCTTTTTTCCGGCATTGGCGGCTTTTCCCTTGGGCTTGAGCGCACTGGCGGTTTTGAGACTGCCGCGTTCTGCGAATATGAGGACTTTCCGCGCCGCGTTTTAGCAAAGCACTGGCCAGATGTGCCGTGTTTCCCTGATGTGCGAGAATTGAGAGGACAAGACATTGACGGACCAGTTGACGTTATTTGCGGCGGATACCCATGCCAGCCTTTCTCCACAGCCGGGAAGCGCGGAGGCGAGAAAGATGACCGCCACCTCTGGCCGGAATTTATGCGGCTCGTGGCTGAACTGCGGCCCGCTTGGGTCATTGGAGAAAACGTTGCTGGGCACATCAGCATGGGTCTCGATGACGTGCTTTCTGACTTGGAAGACGCGGGCTACGCCTGCCGGTCGTTTATTGTTCCAGCTTGCGCCGTCGGTGCATCGCACAGAAGGGATCGGGTCTGGACTTTGGGCTACGCCCCGAGCGCAAGAGCCGGGAAGAACGTCGGAGGGCTACGGAGATTGCCTGAACGACGTTGTGAAGGGTTCGAAGGGCTGGGACAAACGCCTTTGGCCGACGCCCCGAACATGCAGCGCAATGGCAGCGGAAATCACACCTCAAAGGGCGCAGGACAAGTTTCCGAATTTGGAACGGGAGGTTGCGCGGACAATGTGGCCGACACCAACGACACGCGACTACAAGGGCGGTCGCAAACCGGACACGCTGGAAGCCAGCGGGCGCGGGGAAACCAACAGCCTGAACGATGCAGTGACAATCAGGGACCAGCACGGAGCCTTAAATCCCGAATGGGTCGAATGGCTGATGGGTTTTCCTGCCGACTGGACGAGCCTAGAGAGCGAGTAAAGGCAGGTTTCAAGGATCGCGCGGCACGACTCAAGGCTCTTGGCAATGCCGTTCACCCCGACATTCCCCTGATGCTCGGCGCGGCTATTCTTGAAGCGGAGGCGGGACAATGAAACTCCAACTCCGCCAATACCAAACAGACGCCATCAACGGGCTTTATGACTACTGGTCCAGCAAGCGCGGCAATGATCCGATTATTGTAGCACCAACCGGAGCGGGCAAAAGCCTGATTCTTGCCAAGCTGGTTGAGGACGCATTGTCTTATCCCGGCACGAGGATTCTGATGCTCACGCACGTCTCGGAATTGATCTCCCAAAATGCAGAGGAATTGGTGGGCATCCTGCCCGACGTAGACTTGGGCTTTTACAGCGCCAGTCTCGGGCAAAAGCGGCTTGATCGGCAGGTGACGTTTGCGGGTATCCAGTCAATCTGGGAGCGTGCACCGGACATGGTGCCGCCGCCTGATCTGGTCGTGATTGACGAGGCGCATCTTGTCCCGAAAAACACCACCACACGATACGGCAAGTTTCTGGATGATCTGCGCCAGTGTAATCCTGACGTTAAGATCGTCGGCCTGACTGCTACCCCGTTTCGCCTGGACAGCGGCTATCTGCACAAGGGCAAGGGCGCGATTTTCGACGGCATCGCATATGACATTCCGGTCGGGCAGTTGATTGACGAGGGCTATCTTGCGCCGCTTGTCAGCAAGGGGGCCAAGTCCAAGATCGACCTGACAAACGTGGGCAAGCGCGGGGGCGAGTTTATCGAAAGCCAGCTTGCCAGCGCGGCTAGCGATCCGGACTTGGTGAAGGCCACGGTCGAGGAAATCGTGCGCTTCGGCTCAGACCGGAAGTCGTGGCTGGTTTTCGCCAGCGGCATTGAACACGCCGAGATGATCCGCGCAGAAATGGAAGCCAGCGGCGTTGACGCCGAAGTCGTCACCGGCTCGGATAACAAGACGGATCGCGCGCGCAAGATTGCCGATTTCAAGTCGATGCGCCTGCGGTGCCTAATCAACATTGGGGTGCTGACGGCAGGCTTCAATCATCCTGCAACGGACTTGGTGGCAATGGTGAGGGCGACGGCATCGGCTGGGCTTTATGTCCAGATGGCAGGTCGCGGCACGCGCAAGGCGGATGGCAAAGATGACTGCCTGCTGCTGGACTTTGGCGGCAACGTAGAGCGGCACGGTTTTATTGACGCCGTGCGCGTCAAGGACAAGACACAAAGCAAGGGGGATGGTGAAGCCCCGGCGAAAGAGTGCCCAGAGTGTCAGGAAATGGTCTATGCGGGCCTGCGCGTCTGTGCCGGATGCGGACATGAGTTCCCTGCGCCAGAGCCAAGCCACGAAAAGAACGCATACGGCGGGGCCGTGCTATCCAGCCAGGTCCAAGCCGAATGGGTTGAAGTCGATGACGTGACGTATCAACGCCACCAGAAAGCGGGCAAGCCCGACAGCGTGCGTGTGACGTATCATTGCGGCATCAAGATGGTAAACGAATGGCTTTGCCCGGATCACGGCGGATACGCCACAAGCCGCTACAAGGCGCGCATGAGTGCCTTGGGCGCGGCGGCAGGCACGACGGACGACGCGCTGGCCGAGGCCCCTTTATCGTGGACAATGCCAACCCGGATCAAGATAAAGCCGCGCGCCAATGACCCGCGTTTTGATGAGATCGTCCAGCTTGACTACAGCGAGGGACGGAAGCCCAAAGGGCCTGGGCAAGACTTGGGCTGGGATGGCGATGCAAAGGAAATGGAATGGGACGAGATACCTTTTTGAGAAACATCTTTCGGGCGGGCTTTGTGCGTCGGTGGCACACAAACCCGGACTTGGCGCATACATGCGACAGGATCGACGGGCACAGCGCCCGCGTGGCGCGGTTTATATTGGCTCTGCACCCTATGCCATCTGTGGCGCTTCTTGAGGCGGCGCTTATACACGACGATGGCGAAAGCGTAATGGGCGACATGCCCTATTCCGCCAAGACTGGGCTGTTGGGCGTGAAGCTGCGCGATGCGGAGGGGCGGGCCGCTTCTGCTTTGTGGGGCGGCAGTCCGCTTTTGCAGGGCGACGATATGCGCTGGCTCAAGTTTGCAGATCGCCTTGATGCCTATATGTGGGCCGCACACCATGCGCCGCACGTCATGGATAGGGACGGATGGCCGGAAGCCCGTGAATGGCTATTGGCCGAAGCAAGGGAGCTTGACGACATATGCCTAAGCCTTTGATCCCATCGGAGAGCGACGAGCAGATCGGCTTTCTGAAATGGTGGCGCGCCCAGTTTCCGGGGGTGCGTATATTTCACATCCCCAACGGCGGGCATCGGGCCATGAGCGTGGCGAAGAAGATGAAGGCGGAAGGCGTCTGCCCTGGCGTGCCTGATTTGTATGTCCCTGCGTGGCGCTTGTGGATTGAGATGAAGCGGCGCAAGGGCGGAAGGGTATCAGCCGAGCAGCGCGAATGGGCCGAATACCTTGAGGGCATCGGCGACACGGTGATTGTCGGCAAGGGGGCCGAAGATGCTAGTCGGCAGGTTCTTGAATTTTTGCGAGCGCGGCGCGAATGACGAAGCCGGTAATCGACAGCCCCGCCTCCTGCGCGGCCATTGCGATTGCCTCATGCTCAGACGGCGTGACGCGGCAGTGTATGACCTTGTTTTTCTTTTCCATAGCTTGCTCCTATATGTAGCTTGCAACACTATAACAGGCGCAACATGTTGTTCAAGCCGGGAACCATACTTTTCGCAACGGCAGACACGGCGGAGGGGCGGGCAGATGCGCGTGCCTGGCTTAAAGCGAAGGCCATGACGCCAGAACAGGTGCGTCTCTACCGCGAAGGCGATATGGTGCTGGTCGCCGCGCTGGTGCCGGTGTCGGTGCAAAAATGATGTGTTGCAGTCGGCGTCCGGAGTGTGTAGTGTGTAGGCATAGGGCAATGAAGCCCGCCAGCTAGGAGAAAAGAGATGACCGACGCAACATTCATCCAAGCCCGCCGCGAAGCGCAACGGGTCAAGGACATTGAGGCGCACGCCGCTTACATCCGCGAGTGCGGGGCAGAACCTTTTGCGGTGTATCGCTGCGACAGGATCGCAAAGGGTCAGGCACCGCAGAACGAAACGCCCGTTGCGGTGCGCCCGTCCGCCGGTGATGCGATGGACCTTGCCAACACACTCAAGGCTCAAGATGGCCGCCATTCCTACACGGTCGGGTGCTACTAATGCGCGCGCTTGTAGCTTGCGAATATTCGGGCAGGGTTCGTGACGCCCTGACAATGCAAGGAATTGACGCTGTATCCTGCGATTTGCTTCCAAGCGAAACGCCGGGGCACCATATACAAGGCGACGTGCGCGAGATGCTGGCCGAGCCTTGGGATTTGGTCATTGCGCATCCGCCCTGCACCTATCTTGCCAATAGCGGTGTGCGCTGGCGTGTTGAACGTCAGGAGTGGGATCAGGTGCGAGAAGCCGCAGACTTTTTCCTCGCCTGCCTGAACGCCAACGCGCCCCTTGTGGCCGTCGAGAACCCGGTGATGCACCGCTACGCCCGTGATGCAATCGGAGGTGAGCGCCCCGCATTCACGGTCCAGCCGTGGCAGTTCGGCGATCCTTCAAAAAAACGCACATGCTTCTGGACGCGCGGCTTGCCTAAATTGGTGCCGACAAGCGACATGACAGCCGCAGATGCCCGCGCCGATTGTCACTTGGCAAGCCCCGGACCTGACCGCTGGAAAGATCGCAGTCGCACATATCCGGGCATTGCCGCCGCCATCGCAAGCCAGTGGGGCCACGCGCCCCGGCACACCAAGGGAGACTGACATGAAACACCGCTTTTGGGAAATCCTCGGAGACGCCGTTGGAATTGCCGCGCTGTTCGGCACCGGCTGGCTCGCGCTGGTTATTGGGCACGGAGTGGGGCTGTGATGGCTGGACGCAAGACAGACACTGATGATCTCGTAGAGCGGTTGGAAGACAGCAAGGGCTGGCCGAACCTCGGCAAAGCAGCAGCCGCCCGCATCCGAATCGACGCCAAGGTGATTGAGGCGGCTGAGGATCACTTGGTCAAGCGTCTCAAAGCGTTGCAGACATACTTCGATCTGTCCGACGAAG